CCACCATATCTTTTGTGCACAGAAAAGGGGGAATTGTGGGATTTCTTGATGATGTAGGGGCTAAGTTTTCCTCAGCCGTGGGCGGTTTGGGGGAATTGCTTGGCGGCGATCATTCCGATGTTCTTGATAATTTGAACACTATTTGGGGTGAGTTGAGCGACTTTGCGGGCGGCGCAGATTCGAAGATTGCCGAATACGCGAAAATGCTTGAGGACAAAGAGAAGATGGTCTCTGATTTGAAGGGAAAGAATTATGATCTTCTCATGGCCTCTCCTGGTAGCGACCCTAGCGATGCTGCGAATAAGATTCCGGGCGAGGACGGGGCCGCGGACTATGAGGGCGTAACCTTTGACGATTTGATCGATACTAGTGACAAGAAAGAGGATGACTAATGCCTAAGAAATACTATGGCAAGGTTAAGAACGCTGAGAATGTCCCGATTCTGAATGCGATCCGCAACGATTCCTCTATGGAATATCAGCGGCGTATTCCGTCCGCGAATAGCGGCAATATTAAGGATGTTGCGGAGCACATTCTGAATAACCGCCCGCTCCGGAATGAATTCATTTCTAGCCTGTTGAACCGTATCGGTATGGTTTATGTCCGGAATAATGTCTGGTATAACGAACTGAGTGAGTTCAAGCGGGGCATGCTTAATTTCGGTGATACGATAGAAGAGATTAACGTCGGGCTTGTGAAGGCGCGGCACTATTCTCATGACCGTGATTATCTTGAGCGTGAGATTTTCGGTCGCCATGACATTGACGTGGCTGCTGCCATTCACAAGGTGAATCGTGAGGATTATTACCCCGTCACGGTGGACGATAATACGCTGCGGCGTGCGTTCCTTGACGACACGGGCCTGAATGATTTCGCGCAGCAGGTTATCAATGCTCCGACAACGTCTGATGCGTGGGATGAATACTTGTACATGACGCGTATTTTCAGCGCTTTCGACAATAAGTACCATTTCTGGAACGTGAATGTTCCGGACGTTGGGGCGAATGCTTCTACGGGTGATGACGCTAAGATTCTTCTCCGGAAGATTAAGGCGACTGTGGGTAATTTGAAGTTTATGTCTCCTCGGTATAATGCCGCGAAGATGCCTACGTCAGCTCGCCCGGAGGACCTTATCCTTTTCACTACGCCTGAGGTGAATGCGGCGCTTGATGTTAATGCGCTGGCCGCTCTGTTCAATATTGATCGGGCTAAGGTGCCGACGCGAATCGTTGAGATTCGCAACGAAGACATTGCGATGGAGGGCGTTCAGGCGTTCCTGACCACTAGTGATTTCTTCGTGGTGGCTGACAATTCGCTTGAGACCACGAGCGAGTTTAACCCCGTGTCCCGGATGACGAACTATTTCCTTCACCACTGGGAGATTATTAGTGCGTCCCCGTTCGCTCCGTTCATTAAGTTCTCCACTCAGGCCGATACTCCCCCGTCGCCGATTAAGATCGCTTCGACTCTGGATATTGATGCTCTTCAGTTCGTGATTGACGCTGATGAGAAGGACGTCAAGGCCGGAACTAAGGGTACCGGTAAGATCGTCAAGGGCGGTCAGGTCCAGATGGAAGTGGTTTTCAAGGGCGTGAATGACACGACTCCGGACCTTGAGTTCACTGAACAGTGGAGCGTCGAAGGGAACAAAGACCTGGGTACGCGTATCGGGAATGACGGTATTCTCTGTGTTTCTCATGAGGAGACGTCGACTGAGCTGACGGTGCGCTGCAAGGTCTCTTGGACCGATCCTGCGACGAAGAAACTGGCTGAGAAGAGCGGTAGTTTCACGGCTACTGTTGTGGCTGATGCTGCGGGCCTGGATGGCTGATAGCTAGCCCCTGTAGGATGGCGGGCATCACCGTTTGGTGGNGACGATTAATGATTTGCCCGAGAACAGTCCCGATTTTGGGTTGCTGTTTGACTATTCGGTATGGGGTCCGGGCACTGAAGTAACACTGTGCCACGTGCCGTGGGATAGTATGTACCGTGATGTGTATTGGTTTGACGCGCCCGTGCATTGTATTTCCTATATCCACAAATATAACCGCGAAATGGGGATGTCGGTTACGCGGATTGAAAACCTTACATATTGTGCTCAGAACCGTCCGGTGCGCATTTCGGTCCCGTTTAGTGAGGCAAATAAGTACAATTATTTGATTGTACAGAATGACAGGATGCCACTTGAGGAACCTAATTCTCCTGTCACATTCTTCTATTTTATTACGTCGGTGGAGTACATTGCGCCTAACACCACCCAGCTGACCGTTTCGCTTGATGTGTGGCAGACGTATCATCACGTGATTGATTTTGGCGGGGCGTATGTAGAGAAATGTCACGCGCTGGAATATGCAAGTCAAGACCTTATCGCTAACAAGTTCGGTGTCTCTCATATTAAGTACGCCAATAAATATTTCCGATGCCCTGAAGGTATTGATCTAGGGCAACGGATGATGATTGCAAAGTCATGGGTCGAATCTTATTTGGACACTAAAGCTGGGGTGCTTGACAACCGTTTCAAGTTCACTGCAATTATCGTCTCCACAGTGAATCTGGAAGGTGATTGGGGCAGCGCGTCCAATCCCACCATGTCGACCGCCTATGGATCGAATGTGAAAATGACGCGCAGCGGTGACTATAAGGGGCAGCCTGCTAGCGAAGGTATGCGGCTTGTCAGTGGCGCCACATACTATTCCTGCCCGCTTGAGAAGCTTGCTGACGTGATGAAATCAATGTCTAACTACCCGTGGATATCCCAAGGGATTCAGGACATTTACATTGTTCCTCAACCTAACGTTGCGGTAGCGCAGATTTCCGGAAAAGCTGGTGAAGCCGGTCTTAATAAGGTGGTGGAAATTGTGGGACATACTGTTTGCACAGCCGCCTACGATTTTCGCCCTGATCTGTTGTGGCAATTTTTCAACAGCGAGCCTGACATAAAGTCAATGCTTGGCATTAAGGGGATGGCCTACCTTAAGCGGTTTATGAAGTTTTACCAGTCGCCCTATATGATCATTGAATGCACGCCAAATAACGGCCAGGTTATTACTATTGACCCCCTTCTCCTGGCGTCATATTCGGTCCAATTTCATGTGGAATGGCATATTCTCCCACCGTCTCCGCGCATGACGGCCTATATTGATAACTACAACGCATTCCGTCAATCTGCCGTGTGGAAGAGCGAGTGCGAGTATGTTAACGAAGCTCTCGTGATCGATAATTTCCCACACGTCCCGGTCGTTAATGACAACAGCATTATGGCCTACGCGTCTCACGCCCATTCCATTGCTCAGTCTCGTGCTTCAGCCGGTTGGGGTCGCGATAAGGCGCTTCGTGGCGCCCAAAACAGTTTTGACCAGACAATGCACGGCATTCGCACCGGCAACGCCATTATGGAAAATAATCTCGGCGCACAGAACCTTCAGACCGCACTAGCCAACACAGCACAGCAGGCCCACCAGCAAGTGGCGAACGCGAACCGTGCTGTTTCCGGTATTGGTGGTGCGGTCGGCAGTGCACTGACGGGTAATTTTAAAGGGGCGTTCGGCGGTCTTGGCGGTTACATGCAAGGTCAAATTACAGCCGATATTAATACGGGCATTGACATTAACGCCCGCAATATGGGGAACGTGATCTCACAGAACCTCACGCGCGCTAACCAGAGCGAATCTAACATGCTCACGGGAAGCAATGCTAAAGCGAATCTTGATCTTGCCAACTATGCGGCCCGCGGTGATTACAGCAATGCCATCGCTTCTATTAATGCCGGTATTCAGGATACTGAAACTGTTTCACCGTCCATTGGCGGTGGAGTTGGTGGCGATGCCGCTAACTGGGTTCAGAACGGGGCTGTTATCTATTCACGTCTTCGTATGGTTGACCCGGCCGCCATTATTCGACAGGGGGATATGTGGGCACGTTATGGGTATACCACTAATTCCTCTATTAACCAATTTCCCAAGCGTCTTCAGTGTATGGACCGCTTTAGTTACTGGAAGTGCCTTGATGTTCGTATCAAGTCCGCTAAGTGCCCGCAAATGTTTGTTGAGACAATCCGCGGCATCTTTGAAAAGGGTGTCACGGTTTGGCACGAACCACTCAAGGAGGGTGAAGTCTTGGATAAAGTAATGGTTGATAACGCTGCTATTAAATGGGAAGGAGATATGTTCTATGCCTGATTTCGTAAAAGACGCGATTTACACGCCTTTCATGAAACATATGACCACGACGCCGGGCGTTGACCGGAAAGTCATGCTCACTCAAATGTACGCGCGTATTTTGGGTGAGATGTCAATGAACAGGTTTAAATGGGAGGGATTGCCGGACGAAATTGACCACCGCTACCTTGAGATGACCTTATTCCACAAGGGGCTATGCGTTTTCTATTGGGATAACGAATACGAACGATATTTCGCGCTACAGGGTACTGGTAATGGTACCCCGAATATGTATATGAACCCGACTGGATTCATCGTCTATGGGAACACGATGGTGAATAAGGTGCTAGACGGTAATTCGTGCGTACCTATTTGGGCCAATTATACGCGTATTCCCGATACGGATATCGTTTATGTGTACGCCAACCGACTGGCAGAGATCGATATTACGTGCGAGATTGATTTAATCCACATGCGCGTACCAGTCCTCCTGACGGCAGACACCAATGAACGCAAGAGTGTTCTAGACGCGTATAAGAAACTTGCTGAAGGCGAGCCCATGATCGCCGCCGTTAATTCAGTGACCGGTGTGGGAACTCTCGCAGACAAGATTAGTTCTCTGTCTACTGGCATTGACAAGGATTATCTTCCGCACGTTCTAGAGGCCAAGGTGAAGGTCTGGAACGAAGCACTCACCTTGCTTGGCATTATGAACGTGAACAGTGCCAAGAAAGAGAGGATGGTTGTCGAGGAAGCGAGCGGTTCGTCCGGTCAGGTTCTCGCTATGCGGGCCGTTAATTTGCAGTCTCGGCAGTGGGCGGCAGAGTGGATTAACGCAAAGTACGGGCTCAACATCAGTGTTCAGTGGAATCTTGATGATTCCGCAGGAATCACTGATCTAGCGGCCCTGAATCCCATGTCTGGCCTGACTGGCAATCCTACCGATTTAGGCGGTCCTCATGAGTAATTACACGGTGGAGTTGCGTAAGATTCCGGAGTCGTTGATTGACGAAGCGTTGGCCCATTATCCGCTCTTTATGGACGGGTATAGGGGTACACTGAATCGCAAGATTAAGGAACATTTCTGGTATAACGAAATCGCGCATGAGACGATTGACCAGTTCCTTTTCCAGCTGCGCATTAAGATGAATGAGATCATGCCTTACTATAATCAGCTCTACGAATCGGAGCTGACAAAGCGTGATCCATTCATCACCCAGAAAATTATATCAACGTCGTCAATGGACAGTAAATCCTCGGCCACGACGTCGGAACGCCAAACCAGTAAGTCCGGCAATAGCTCCAAAGCTAAATCACGTGCCGTTAATTCAGACACTCCCCAGGTGCCGCTGAGCGGTCACGGAGACTACGCCACGTCCGCGGCCGACTCCGTGTCGAACACCACCGCGGACAGTACGGGCAGCGGTGAGTCCTCGGGGGCTCAGTCCGGCACGGCGGCGACGACGTCGACGTCGGAGTCCTCAGGCTTCAGCGGCTCTATGGCGTCGCTGATTCAGGCCCACCGAGACGCTATTATTAACATCGACATGATGATTATCGCGCAGCTTGAGCCGCTTTTCATGCTGATTTGGAACCCGCCCGTTGATATGATCGGAGATGATTTTTATGCCCGTTGGTGGTGACCCCAGGATCGACGCCCTGAATAGCGCGCTGTATCATTTGCAGCCGCCTCAGACTCCGTATTCCACGCCGTTTACGTATAACAACGGTCTGACGATGCTCGAAATTATAGAGCGCATTAGGCAGGCCGTGATCGATACGATCACGTATGCTGAGAGCTTCGGCAAGGAAGTGACCGCGCTAGTCGAGAAGATTAACGCAGCTTTCGATAAGTGGGCAGCGGACTCTAAGAAAAAACTTGACGACTTTGAGGCATTCTTGAATGATTCTCGCGTTTCCACTGAAGCCAAGATTAAGGCGATGAATGACCTTATCGAAGACTTTAAGAAACGGCTTATTTCCGCCGAATTCAAGCCCACCGAGGACGGCAACTATATTGAAGCCCCTCTTATGGGCGGCGGAAAGATTCGTCTTGGTACAGCCAAGTACTTGGACAATATCGTTGAGCAAATCAAGGCCGACGTCGCCCACCAGATGAGAGAATTCAACGAAACCGTTGACAAGAAAATTAAGGAGAATCTCGAATCTGGTTTCGACATCGTCTTCGTCTACGGGCAGTCCAACGCGGCCGGTTCAGGATACCCCATCACCCCGCTGGATCGTGGGGATGATCGCATTCTCGCCTATTACCAGGACGGTAATACGGCGATTGATGAGACCATTAACGTCGCCCTCGACCCTCTGACCGCCGGGTATAGCGAGAGCTATGGCGTCGGTCCCGCCATTTCATTCTGCAAACGAATGATTATGAACGGCGCCCTCCCTGCGCCCCGCAAGTACATGATCGTAAACCTTGCATGGGGCGGCGCTCCGGTTACGGCCCTGAATAACTACATCGCGACCGCTATTTCATCGCTGCGTTCCGCATTCAACATGCTCCCCACGGGCCAGACTCACCGACTGAGTCATATGCTCTTCGTCCAGGGAGAGGCTGAGGCCGCTGGGTCCCCGGACGGGCACGTCTGGAAGACCGGCGTGAATGCGATTATTTCGCGGGTGAAGGCTGATATCCCTCAGGCCAAGGACATGGTCACCATCCTGGGATCGATCTCCCCACGGTGGGCGAATATCGCGCCCGGCGGGCAGACCATCCGCCAGGCCGCCAAGGACCTAGCGCGGTCCCGTAGCGACACACTGTGGTGCCCCGGCCCCATGGGCTGTGAGCAAGACCCCGATGGTCTGGGCGGTTCTCGTGTGGGGATTCACTATTCGGCGCGGGGTGCCAGGGATTTGGGTGCGGCGATGGCTGAAATGGCATGCGGCAATGTTCCGGCGCCCATGCCGGGGGTTACCCATAATGGGGAAATTATTTTCGACACGCCGGATGGGATCGAAGTCAGTGAAGTATATTCCGGCGGGCAGACCGTTCAGGCGTCGTCGGGTACCCAGGCGCGCGGAACTTTGGGCGTGGCTTATGTTCGTCACCGGGTGGGCGGTAAATGGTCGAAGTGGTCGGCCGGGGTCAAGTATTGCACTCGCGAGCGGAATTCCCTGTTTATTCTGAACCCCCAGGGTTGCAGTAATTTCCACGGATACACGATGAACGGATGGGGCGGGGAGGGGACCGGCGCGGAGAGGCGCGTGCACGCTCTTGATGGACACTCTGTTCCGATTATGGATAGAGCCATGTTGGGCGGTTCCTGCCGGTTCCGTGGAAAAGACGGACTTGAAATCTCGGCCACGAATGACTGGACGCTAAATCACGCGACATCATCAGCTTTTATGGGCAGTGACGGCTATGGTTTCTTTATCGTCGTGACTGCCGATATTACGGACAATTACCAGGAGAATGGCGAGAACATTCTCGGTTGGCGTTCGCAGTCCAAGAATTTCTGCCGCCTGTGGGTTGTCAATGGCAATACCATCAATTTCGAAGGGTTTGCCACCGACGGCAGTGATTCCAAGGTTTCCACCACGTTCCTGCCTGGTGCCCCGAACGTGATTATGTGCCGTCAGAACACGTCTGGCGTCCAAATCAATTGCAACGGAAGCGTCGTTACTAAGGCATGCAACGGTCTTAATAGTGGCACTGCACCCCTTATTCTGGGTGATGGTTTCTATAACACGGGCGGCACTGTTTACGGTGGCTGGAAAGGGACGATTGACTACATGGCATGGTTCAAGTCCGATATC